ATAATGCAACATCTGCAATATATCCAAATAGATTCATATTCTCTAACTTGTATTTTCCATTATATCCGAATGGGAAATAATAATAATCGGGAAGCATATTCATCAAATACTTCCTTTGGAATATTGCCAGATATCGATATATTTCAGAATCTCTTTCTTCTAGCATATGGAATACTTTCATAAGATACTTATGTATTCCAAACATGTGTTGTTTAACCATGTCTTTCGGAATACCTTTATAATCGATAATCATTTTATTATTATCAAAATACATTTCAATCTTTTCTTTATATAACATATATGATGTCCATGTATTTCTATGAGTGAATGGTATTCCATCAATATCACTCTTTATATCTTTTATATTTCCATCATATATAAATATGAGAGAATCCGAGTGACATGTTATGATATCCGATAAAGGAATCTTATTTTCTTCTATGAATTGTTTTCTTATATCCAATTCATATTGTAAGAATTTCTTACTGAATTCCTTATCATCTCTTTGTATACATCCTATCTGAACTACTCTATCTTCTTTGGGTAATAACTTTAATTTGTTAACAAAGTCTTTATCTAATAAACCATATCTATCAGATATGGATAAACTGGCTTGATGAATATCGAATTCAACGATAGGACGATGAAAAGAATATGTGATATCTGTGTTCTTAAAATTCATCTTTTCATATATTTCTTTATTCATATAATCAAACACCTCTTAATATTAACGGTATCATATGTGTTATCCCGTTTTATCATGTTAATGATATAAATATATGACACCGAAATTTTATTTGAAAGGAACATTCAAAATGGCTGATAATAATAACAATATCGAAGTAAATCCGTTGGAAGCTCTTCTGAACAAACACAAACAGGCTACTGGTGCCCAGGCTACACACGGAACACAAGGAACGGATGCAACTGTAGAAGCTGAGAAAACAACAAATACCACTTCTGCAGAAGTTATGCATCCTGATGTTGACATCGATGTCGATGACACTCCCGTTGTGAATACTGCACCTGAGGCTAAGCCTATTGAACCTCCCAAGGATATCCCCGCTGTTGATGACGATGATATCTATGGAACAAACGATCTCGAGAAAGAGATGCGTGAAGAGGATGCTAGACGTGCTGAAGAGCGCAAACGTAAGCTTGAAGAAAGAAGAGCTGAAGAGGAAGCTAACAAGGCTGCTATGCCTGCACAGTCTCTTGATCCCGAATATCAGAAGAAGGCTGTAACATTCCAGGTTGATAAGATTGCAATGATCAACAGAATGTGTCAGATGGTTCTGAAGAAGTACAAAATAACCACAGGCGAGATTCCTGAGAGTTATCCTCCTGAAGATACTCATGACAAACTTACTCGTCTCCAGTGTATGGGTGAGATGACTGAGTACTACGAGAATCATGGTGCAGTAATCGATGAAACATTCGAGAAACTGTTGCTTGATAACTGGCAGATGCCCGATGGACAGTATGCATGTGAATGGATTCACAATGGTGATACTCCGGATGATTCATCAAACGAAGAGTCCAATCAAGCAAGAAAGATAACCGGCGATGTTGATACAACTCCGACAATCAACATCTTTGCACCGGAAGATGCTTCTTCCATCGTTGTAAACATCGACGAAGAGATGCTTGCGGATCTTTCTGAAGAGAAGAAAGTAAATGTCAAGATCAAACGTGTATCCGAGAAGGAACTGATATCTGCTCCCATCATCGAGAACTCTGATAAACCGGGTATCATCAAGCCTTATGCTCCAGAGACTGGAGATATCGCTCTTACACTTCCTATGTCTGGATACAGATGTACAGTATCTGCACTCAACTGGTTCGAGGCTCTTAACCTTGAAGATGTTGCTGGTAAGAATTCAGCAGATCGTGCAATTGACCAGTGGAGCACAATATACAAACACATCAAGAATCCTTCAATCGGAAACTTTGAATCATTCGAAGACTTCCTTAAGAAGACGAACTATCTTGATCAGGAATATTTCATGTGGGGTCTGCTCACGGCAACTACCGGCGATCATGAGGAGTTCATGAACAAGTGCTCCAATCCTAAGTGTGAGAAGGGCTTCCTCATTAAGTATGATCCTCATACTGTTGCTCACATCAACAAGGATCATCTTGACGATGATTATATCAAGACTCATGAAGTATCACCTGGAGAAGAAGCTATGGCTCACTTCAACAAGGTTCAGTCCAAGAGAATGAGATACGAGCTTCCTGAGTCCAAGGTTATCATCGATATTGGTTCTCCTTCTGTATATGATTTCATCAACAACAGACTGGGAGTTCTTGATAAACTCGGCGAGCAGATGGCTAGAGAAGCACAGATAGCTGGAGATGAGAACTATCGTTCACCTCGTATCCAGCTTCAGATGACACTCAATCTTTACATTAATTCTGTTCTTATTCCTGTAACTGAGAACGGCGTTAAGAAGTACTATAAATATGATAAGTGGAACGACATCCTTGAAGCACTCGATTCACTTAGCTGGGGAGATTCTGGAATCATGATGAAGCTCATGCAGCGTGTTGCAGAGAAGCTTGCATCACCAATCGACATGTATATCGAAAACATTACTTGTCCACACTGTAAGAAGCATTTCGATAAGATGTACATTGGCAATATCCAGAATCAATTGCTTTTCCGCGCATCTCGTCGGTTAGAGAATACCGAGATAAGCTTGATCGAGACAGTATAGAGATCTTCAGAACAGCTGCTTTATTAAGTAAGCTGATTCCGATGGATACGCTCGCACAATTGCCGCTTCCAATTGTGCGACGTCTCCGAGACTTACGTGAGAAGCAATTACAAAATCAAAATAAAGAGATGGAAATTCAACAACAGCAAGCCGCTGCTAAAATGTCAGCAAGCTTCGGCATGGGTGGTCATTCGCAAGGTGGTGGATATACTCCAAACATTCCATCATCACCTGAAGCATTGTCTGAGTTGGCGGAAGAATACATGTAAATGAAAGGGAGCATCATTATGTTAGAACAATTCATAATTGCTCTTCTTGATTCTAAAGGCATTGAGTACGTTGTTGCTAATTATATAGAATTAAGGAAGCAATATTACGAGACACAATATGTTTTAAATACTACGAAAACATCAAAAGAGGTGGTATAATAATGGGCGTATCTGCAAAGATGATGAATGTACCAGTATTCAAGTTAATGAAGAATATTGATATATACAAATACAAAGTTTCTCATATGAACTTTATACTTGAACTCATCAGAGTCATAAAAGGAAAAGAGAAACATTTGACAAAAGAAATGTATGATAATTCTTTGGCTACTGTATATGGTGATATCACAATAACCGAGGAATATGAAACAGATATGATGGAGCTCTTCATTCCGATGGATGATAAGGATGGTTTCATCGTAAACAAAGAATCTGGATACTATGAGAAGATCGCAAATAAACTTACAATGGAACAATTCATCGAAAAGATGGATCCTACCAATGAAGTTGTAATTCAGCTGAAAGCCAACCCAAATATGTGGGAAGAGATTCTGGATGATGTATATATTCTATGGGCATTGACATTGTTCCTGGATAAGATCGAGGAATCAAGAGTGTTATGTTACGCTATACTCGGCGCTCTCATCGAGCACGTTGTAAACAATATAACACTATCTGATTGGAAGTCTTTCGTATCAAGAAAGATTGATCCATACAAAGTTTCGAAGTATGGAAAAGACTTATTCTTCACTCCGGAAATAGCAAGACTTAAAGCTTTCTATCTATCTGATTCGAGTGGAATGGATAAGTTCGATGCTTTCGAATTATTGAGTAAACTCACTTCCGGAATCAATACGAAGAATGATTCATATGCTGTACTTGCAATATACGAGATACTCGCATACGCAATTCCCGATATTATCGGCGGAGACAAAGTTGAGACTTCTCCTTGTAGGGATTATGTCAGAGATGTGATTTCTAAGATATTATAATAGATTAACATCGTCCCCCGTTACGGGGGACGAACTTGTTAACAATACTCTGTAGAAAGGAGTCATGATATGTCAAACATTGTTCAGATCGGTAATAAGTATTATGATTTTGGAACAAAGAATACATCATTCATTCAAACTGCTAAAGAATTAAAAACTCTTGGTAGAAAGAATTGGATGTTCATGTTAGAAGTAAAGCATCCTGAGTTAGGTGTTCAAGATATCAATCCACATGATGAGAATCTTACACCACAACAGCAAGGATCAATCATCATAGAATGCTCCGAAAATATATGGTTCTATTTTCGTGAAGTACTGAGAGTTCCTGCCAGAGGTGCACCACAACCTTTACCATTCTATCTGCATCGAGGAGCATGTGCAATGATATGGTGTTATTGGCATAATATATCATTCATGGCATGCCAAGTCCGTCAGACATATAAAACCACAACTGCTATCGGATTGATATCATATGGATTCCTGTTTGATCTTAAGAACTGTAGAATCCCAATGATGCATATCTTGGAGAAGAAAGCAGTTAACAATGCCAAGGAACTCAGAGAGTATATTCTGAATCTTCCTAAGTATATGAATCCATTTGCAGAAATGAAGAAACCACCTGGAACGGATTCTATTACATATGCTAAGCATCAGGTAAATGTTCAAGTAATGACTGCAGCTGATTCTCAGGTAACTGCGGAAGATAAACTTCGTGGTGATACCATATTCATAGGATTGTTGGATGAGTGGGAATTTACACCATTCATCGATTCGGTTATATCGGGTGCTGCTCCTGCAATTAACTCTGGTCGTGAGATTACCAAACTTGCTGGACGTGGTCGAAACTGTTTGATTATGATTTCGACGCCGGGTAACTTGGAAACGACAACTGGTAAGGCTGCTCAACGTATGATTGATCAAACTCAACGTTGGACAGAGGAATACTACGATATGAGTGACAACGAGATTGATGGTTCATTCTTTATCGAAGAACAGGATGGAACCAAGACTGTTGTCAAGATGGTTTACATGGAATACTTCCACTATCAGCTTCGTAAAGGTCCTGAATACCTTGAAGAGAACTTCAAAGAATTCTCACGTACTGGACAACTTGCAGAGTATCGTAGAGGATGTCTTCTTCAGAGATTCCGTGGTTCTGGTTCTGCCATATTT